TTTATGCTAGGCAAAAAAGTAATTGATGAAAGTCATATTAAAGGATTAATAGTATATTTGACTAATTATGGAGAGGGTTATAATATTTATGGCTAAATTAAGTTTATCAGCTATTTCTCAATTGTTAAAACTTACAGAACGAAGAATACAACAATTAGCCAAAGATGAGATAATTCCAAAAGCACAAAGGGGGGAATATGAGATGATACCTTGTGTTCATGGATATATTGACTACTTAAAAGCAAAAATTGGTAGAGAGTTTACGGCAGAAGATTTGGCTATTAATAGAAACCGATTAATTAAAGCACAAGCTGATTTGGCAGAGATTGAAAAGCAAAAACAAGAGGGGGAGTTAATAGCGAAACAGGAGGTAAAAAAAAACTGGTTAAGTATATTAAGTGTATTGAAAAGTAAATTATTATCAATGCCTAATAAGGTTGCACCAGTTGTTATGACATATAAAAATGTCAATGAAGTTAAATTAATACTAAAGGATAAAATATATGACACTCTCCACGAGATTGCAGGAGCAGACCTTACCAAAGATGACAAAAGGAATGTCAGAAGTCGTAAGGTCAAGTCTAAACCTATTAAGACCACCTCCGAGTCTAACAATAAGCAAGTGGGCAGATAAATTTAGAGTTTTATCTCCAGAGGGCAGTAGTGAAGCTGGTAAGTTTGAAACCAGTAGAGCTCAATTCCAAAAAGATATAATGGACGCTTGTGCAGACCCATCTATTAATGAAGTAGTGGTTATGTCTTGTTCGCAAGTAGGAAAAACAGAAACATTGCTTAATGCGATTGGTTATTACATTGCTTATGAACCAGCGCCTATTTTAATGGTACAGCCAACATTAGAAATGGCAAGAAGTTGGTCGCAAGATAGATTGGCTACAATGGTTAGAGATACTCCTATTATTACAAAAAAAGTAGCAGATGTTAAAAGTCGTGATGCTGGAAATACAACATTACACAAAACATTTGAGGGTGGACACATAACAGCTTGTGGTGCCAACAGTCCAGCGTCATTAGCAAGTAGACCTATTAAAATTGTACTCTGTGATGAGGTAGATAGGTATCCGAGTACAGCTGGTGCAGAGGGCGACCCAGTATTACTAGCAAAACGTAGAAGTGCAACATTTTGGGATAGTAAATTAATTATGACTTCAACTCCTACTGTGTCAGGTGCCAGTAGAATTGAAAGTGCATATGAGAACAGCGACCAAAGAAAATATTATGTACCTTGTATAAAGTGTAAACACTTTCACATCTTGGAATGGAAAAATGTAATTTTTGAAAAAGACTACACAGAAAAAGCACATTTAGTTTGTCCAAAATGTAAAAAGAAAATAGATAACCAAGATAGAATACAAATGATTGGAAAAGGTCATTGGAAAGCACATCAAAAGTTTATGGGTGTAGCTGGTTTTCATTTGAGTGGTTTATATAGCCCGTGGATTTCATTACAGGAGGCAGTTGATGAATTTTTAAAGGCAAAGAAAATGCCTGAAACATTAAGGGTATTTGTAAACACATATTTAGGAGAAAGCTGGGAAGATGTTGGCGAAAGGATTGATGATTTTCAATTATACAAAAGACGTGAGAAATATACTGTTCCTGAAGAAGTTATCCTGATTACAGCTGGAGTTGATATTCAGGATGATAGAATTGAAGTAGAAGTAGTGGGATGGGGGCTAGATGAAGAAAGCTGGAGTCTAGATTATATCAGAATAAATGGGGACCCATCTGCACCTAACATTTGGTCAGACCTAGATATGCACTTGTCAAAAACTTATGACTGTGATGATAAAACTCAAATGAGGATTGTTTCAACTTGTATAGATAGTGGACACCATACCAATCAAGTCTATAAATTTTGTAAATCTAGATTGGCAAGACGAGTGTTTGCAATTAAAGGACAAGGGGGAGAGGGTAAAACAATTATTGGTCGTTCAACACGAAATAATATTATGAGGTGTCCCTTATTTCCTGTGGGTGTAGACACTTGCAAAGAATTGATATATTCAAGACTTAACATACAAAATGCTGGTGCTGGATATTGTCATTTTCCATTAAAGTATGATGCAGAATATTTTAGACAGCTAACAGCAGAAAAGATTGTAACAAAATACAGACGAGGATTTAAAAGACGAGAATGGGTACTTATGAGGTCAAGGAACGAAGCATTGGATTGCAGAGTTTATGCTTTAGCAAGTTTATCTATTCTTAATGCAGACTTAAAAATGTTAGCAAGACAAAAAAAAATCCAATCACAAAAAGATGGCAATGTAAACCCTGATAGGTTGAGAAAACATCAGAAAAAAGGTAATTTCGTTTCATCTTGGAATGATTAATTAATATGGCAAATTTATTTACAGACGTACCTGAAACAGAACCAGTAAGTTTTTATAAAGGAGAAACTATCGTATGGAAACGAACAGACATAGGTGCTGATTATGCACCATCAAGTTATTCAATGGTTTGGGAAGCGTCATTAGAAAGTAATGGTTCAACAAGATTTTCAGCAACAGTTACAGAGTCAGGAACAGAATATACATTTACATTAGATGATTCAGCAACAGCAAGTTATACTGCTGGAGATTACATATGGTTCTTAAAAGTTATTCAAGATAGTGATAGTGAAAAATTAGTAATAGACTCAGGCAAACTAACTGTTAAAGATAATTATTTTGCAACTACTGGAGATACTCGTAGCCATGCAAAAGTAATGGTTGATAAACTTGAAAGTTTATTAGAAGGAAAGGCAGACGCAGATGTGTCTAGTTATGCTATTGCTGGTCGTTCACTTAATAAATTAACTGTTGAAGAAATGTTAAAATGGAGAGATTATTATAAAGCTGAATATCAAAGAGAAATACAAGAGTTTAGAATAGGAAACAATGAGGGCTCAGGTTCAGTAGTAAAGGTAAGGTTTGATGACGCTTCGTGAGAAAATAGCAAAATTTTTTGGAAGAAAAACTACAAGAGGTTTTTATAGTGGTGCAGGTACCAGTCGTTTATTAAGTAACTTTGTTCAAGTTAGTAAGTCGGCTGATAGTGAAATTAAACAAAGTATTCAAGTTTTAAGAAACAGGGCAAGAGATTTAGCAAAAAATAATTCATATGCTAGAAGATATATCAATGCCTATGTTGATAATGTTGTAGGACCAAGAGGTATGCACCTACAAGTTAGAAGTAGGGACCCTAATGGTGCTCTTGATAGTTTTGCCAACTCACTTATTGAGATGAGATGGAAAGAGTGGAATAAAAAGGGTAATTGTACGGCAGATGGTAAGTTGTCGTTTCTAGAATGCCAAAGACTATTTTCAGAAATTTATGCACGAGATGGAGAAGTATTAGTCAGAGTTATTAATAATTTTGATAATAAGTATAAAATTGCTATTGAATTTATAGAAACTGATAGGTTAGACCACGAATTAAATAATAATTTGCCAAATGGTAATACAATCCGAATGGGTGTTGAAATTAATCCTTTTGGTAGACCTATTCAATATCATATTTTAAAAACACATCCCCACGATGATTTTAAAAGTCTTGCGACATATTCAAGAGATAGATACAACATTGTACCAGCTAACGAGATTATTCATTTCTATCATCAGGAAAGACCAAATCAAACTAGGGGTGTACCACCATTATCCTCTTGTTTAAAAAGTTTAAAAATGCTGGATGGTTATATGGAAGCAGAATTAGTTGCGGCACGAGTAGGTGCAAGTAAAATGGGATTCTTTAAGTCAGGCGATGGTGCTAGTTATACTGGGGAAGATAAAACTAATACCAATAATCCTATTATGTCAGCAGAACCAGGCACATTTGAACAATTACCTACTGGAACAGAATTTCAAACATTTGACCCTCAACATCCAACAAGTGCATTTAAAGATTTTACAAAAGCAATCATACGTTCAATAGCGAGTAGTTTAAATATAAGTTACAACTCTTTGGCTAATGATTTAGAAAGTGTTAATTATTCCAGTTTAAGACAAGGGGCATTGGAAGAAAGAAGTCATTATCAATGTGAACAGCATAGAATGATTGAGGGTTTTATGAATATTATTTATGCAAAATGGTTAGAAATGGCTTTTTTATCTGAAAATTTAAGTAATCTTCCTGATGGTAAATATAACAAGTTTAATTCTCCAATTTGGAGACCTCGTGGGTGGCAATGGATTGACCCTAAAAAAGAAGTTGATGCGTTACAAATTGGAATGTCAAATGGGTTTTTATCCCTCCAAGATGTTCAAGCTGGTTATGGTAGAGATGTGGAAGATGTTTTTGCTAGTATTCAAACTGAAAAAGAGTTGGCAGCCAAGTATGGAATTCAGTTATCATTTGAACCATTTGGTGCTAAACCTATGATTACACCATCTGATGAAAAGGTTGAAGACGAAGAATAATTCAGTTAGAAAGAAATATATGGAAACAAAACATATTCAAAAAGTTACTGAAAACGATAATTCTGTAACTATAACCTTTGAGAAAGACGATGACTCTAACAAAAAAGGGGACAGGAAAGTTCCTGATAGCATCACATCTGTATTGGGCGAAGAACAGAAAGAGCAAGTCACGAAACCTCAACAGGAAGAAAATAAGGCTAGTGTCAAAATGGAAAACCAAGAAAAAGATATAAAAAAAGAATATAGAACATTCTCACTTAAAAACCCTAGTATAGACAAAGTAACTAGACAAGTGTCTATGGCTA